ATCATAGCTACCCTCGGTATAATAAAGTGGTTTTTCTTCAATTTGCTGAAAAATAACGTGGGTATCTTCTAAATCTTTTCGGTACCAACTTTGAAAAACGAGTGGGACAGTTTCCAGGGTTTTATAGATTAAATCTGGAATATTCACTCAATCGCCTCCTTAAGCAATTTTTGATATTCAGCCATACCCAAAGCATTGAGCATCGGTCTAATTTGGCTTGCCGTTTTTGAAAAGATTTTTTTACCTTTAATACCTGGTACTGGTCGTTTACCATTTGAATAAGCACGATGCTGTTCAACCCCTAACTCATGAAATTTTGCATAAAAATTTTCATAATTATCTGAAGGTTTCCAACCGATCCAGCCCCCCATCGCAGTTTGTTTTTTAGTAATTCCTGAAATTGGAATTGCCTCAAACATATGATCCATTGGAGTTCTTCTGGATTTCAGCATTCTTTTAGGTCCTGAGGTGCTTATATCTCCTGATTTAGGCAGCTGCGGACCCGCAATATCAGCTGCTAAGTCTTGCACTTGCCAAATGATTTCTCTATTAACCTTATAAAGCAGTTTTTCACCACCTAACTCCTCAAGTTTCCTTTGAATTTCTTCTATTCCTTCAAAATCCATTGTCATATAAACTGACATTAATTCACCGCCTCACATCTAATAAATATCCACTGCTTACTGTTTTTATTAAAATCAATATCATAGATTCTATACTGATGATTTCTAAAT